CATTACCTCACGGATTCTTTTAATTTCTTCAGTTAGTATCATGTCAAAATGGATTTATTAAACCCCGTTTTATTTGAGCAAAATTATTTGGGTTAAATTTTTCTGTTGCATATTCAATAAAACGATTTAATGCTGTTTTTACAGGAAGATAGTAGCCCATGTCTTCAGAAAAGTTTAGAAAACTTTGTAATGGCATTACGCTATTCACGTCATCATAAACAACAATTCTTCCTAAATCTTTACTCCCGTCATTGTATTTCGGTCTATTAGTAAAAAATGCAAACTTGGTGTTTTGCAATTTGTTTTGTATTTCTGGATTTTTAACAATTAAGTAAGCCAAACTACCCATATCGAAATGTGCTTCGAATTGGTTATCATATTTATCTGTTGTACACCACTTAGAACCCGCGCCGTATTTACATGATGCTGTTCTGGTTAAGGGAACAACAAGTAAAAAGTCGTCAGTTTCGTATAGTTTTATACGTTCATCATCACCAATTTTGAATTTCTCCATCAATGTGGTTAATTGAGACTCTGTGAGGACAATTTTCATACTCCAATAAATACCTGGATAAAAGAAAAACCCCCACCCGTGAAGGTGAGGGTTTTGTTCTGTATGAGATATCCCTTACAGAGCGTCAAACCACTTGACCAACGATTCCAGGCTGGTGCTCTCAAGCAGGTTGTACTGCTCGAGTTTGCGCATAGCCGGAGAGTTTTTACGAACCGTCATGGACAGCTCTACGTTGTGGTTGTCCATGTTAGAACGTGGTGTTCCAGCCATGGCACGCAGAGTGAAGGCATTCAGACGGTACTTGTCCAACACGAAGAAGTGAGGAGTAAACCTATCTGAACTGTCAATTAGACAGAACAGGTAGTTAGTGTGACGACCCCAAGGACGAATGTGTCTGATGGAGTAAGAACGGCTAGAGCGAGATAGGTAGGTAACCTTGGTGTCGTAGTAACGACCACCTTTTACCAAATCACCACGCTCCTCAGAAACTTCGACAGGTTGTGCACTGACCATCTGACGAATTTTTGCCTGGAGGCGTTCTCCGTATGCGCTCGGAACGAGCTTTACATACGCTTCTGTTACCAAACCATTAAAAGCTTGGTTCATGTTCAGCACCGGCTTGGTGGCGAACTTTTTCTCTGCTTGTTTCAGATACTTATTCATAACATTTATGTTGCTGGTTTTTAGTTAGTGGTTCAACAACACCACAAAGATAAAGCAAGAAAATTGACTCCACCAAATTTTTTTGATATTTTTTTAACAATGTACTCAAAAGAAGAAGTAGAATTTATGTGTCGTGAAGGCTTAAACGCTAGAATTCAATCGTTTACCTATTCACAGTACATTGAAAAATTTAAAGTAAAATGTGTCTATACCTTTCCAGTTGACACATTTTTACTTGTTGACTTGGTTAACAAACAAGAAAGTTTGGTACTTTTTGACCAAGAAGAAGATTTTAGTGGTGAGTTTCTTCATGTAACAACCAATGAAGTAAGAAAGTTTTTAGAAATTTTAGGTTTCGATTTCCCTCAATTCACATTTGAAATTAATATGGTCCGTCAATATGCCAACTAAAGAAAAAGTTAATTTAATCCTTGTACTCTGTGGAATTTTGGTTCTTTTGCTAATTGGAATTAGCAAGGAAAGTTTCCCATATAAATTTGTGGAGAAAGAAATTCCTGAAGATTATACGAACGAATCTGTGGAAATAAAAGAACCTGAACTCAAAACCCCAATGTATTATTTAGTGGTTGGTTCGTTCTCTGAACAATTGAATGCCGAAGAGTTTAGCAATAGAATGTATGACTTAGGTCTTGACCCCTACATTTTACCCATTACCGATGGTCACTACCGAGTAGGAATCTTTTCTTCTCCTTATAGAGAAGATGTGGTGACTTACAAAAAAGAAATGGAACAAACGATAGGGAAAATGTGGATTACCTACCAGTAAGTTTAATTTGCGTCTTTAAAAGGTTTACCACCCCAACAGACCCTTATTGGGCCTACTGATAACCAATGGTGTTGTCCATCGTACCATTCGTGGTCATAAGATGGTTTCCACCACCCAAATTGAATGAATAGATAATCAAGTTTTGTTAAACGAGAAAGCCATTGACTATGTCCTCCGAACCTTTTGTGCTTGCCATCAAAAATTTCTACACCCTTTGAGGTTTTTTTCATAATATGTGTAAAATGATAAACTAAAATTTTATTATTTCAATATTTTTTAGTCTTCGTTAACCTCATCAATTTCAATTGCCAAGTTGTTAAGAAGTTCAATTGCAAAATCAAGTCCGTGAACTTGTTTAATTTCTTTAAACCTCGGGAGAAATATCTGCATAAAATAATCGATTTTTCTATCCTTACTTTTTTCTTCATCTGATTTTCCAACCAAATCAACACCAAAAGACCTAAACCTTGGATTAGGGTCTTCATTAATGAAGTTTTCTATAAGTTGCACTAAATTAGACTCAGACAATAAAACTTTCTTTTTCATATTTTAATAAATATTGCTTTAAACTAAAAATACTTATCTTTACACAAATTATGATGACCGATAATCGTTCCAGCGCACTCAAAAAAAAGATAATTGGGTTGAGTGAATTCAAATTAAGAACCCTTGACCGTTTTCAAGAGATAGCAGATTTTTGGGATATTATTGAGGATTTTATAATAAATTCTGGTTGTAAAAAAATTGAAATTTATCCAATACCTTATGCAATTGGAGCTTCACTTATTGATAGAGTCATCATTAACCCATCAGCGTTTAATCAACCCCTAATTGATTTTCTTTTTACCTTGTTTCACGAGATTGCTCATCAGTATCAATACAAAAAGTATGGTCATCAAAATATGACCGAACTTTATACAAATCGTTTATCAACTGATGAAGCTGCGGTTTTTATGTCCAAGATTGAAATGGTTGCAGATGAATTTGCAACAAGAAAACTTAGGGAACTTGTAAAACTTGGTCAATTGGAAAAAAATACAAAGTTGCCAACAGGGTTTTATAAAACACTTCCGATTGGCAATTTCAAAAGATTGATTAGCACTGTTAAATCAAAAATTCCAGATGTTGAGTATAAAACCCCTGAACAAATTAACGAAGTACTCCACAACTGGATAAAAAATGGGGTTTAGTGAGAACACTTAATTTTGTGTTCCTCCCAAGGCTTTGTTGGTTTTTCATTTAAAAAGTAATAACAATCCCATTTTTTTGAGCTTTCAAAGTAAATGTGCTTAGTAAAACCTTTTGGCACTGTCGCACCAGTTGGTAGAACAATCGAACTTTTATCGAAATCTAAACTAACCTTAATCGTAAGATTTTCTTTATCATCCCACCTTCTTTCCTGCTCCTCAAGCATTCTCCATTCTCCTCTATTAAGGTATTGATTTTGCAAGGCACAATTCAAATAAGAAAAAGTAGTTTTAAGATTATCCATGTTGTCCGAAAAAGTTGCTGCCGGAGCTAAGTGTCCTTTGTCATATACATTTTTTTCATAATCTTTACCATCTGAAGTTTTAATTTTTGGGTCAACCCAAAAATCCATAGAACCTCTATTTACGTTTGTTACTCTATTAGTTGAGCGGTAAACAAGTTCCAAGGGTTGCTCTAATGTTTGAGAATAATTTACCTCAAAAACTTGATTTTTAATTTTAATATCTTTCAGAGCTTGCGCTGAAATAAATAAAAGGGCACTTAACCCTAATGCGAAATATTTGATTTTTGTGTTCATAATTTAAAAATTAACTTTTCCTGCATAACCCGGGGATATCAAGTAGAAGTTTGTGGAACCCCCGCTATTCAAAGTTGATGTAGAAAGGCTTGTGCTTCCTGGATATGTAAGCCAAACATTCCCACTTGAAGTGCTAATTGCAGAATATTGTGCAGATGTAAATAATCTTGACCTAGGAACATTCCAATTACTCACTAACCCAGATTTCATGGCAAATAATAAAAATTGGTCTGATACATTTATTTTATTGTCATTGTTCAAATCATATCTATGAAAACTAAGACCATTTACAGCAACTTTACCAAAAATAACATCCGATATTCTTTTAGCATCGTTGTCCGCAAAAGTTTGATTAGGTACTGGACAATCTACTTGGATGTAATGCTCCCTTGAGGGGTCTGAAGTTATATTAATTGAATAATACCCATTTGAATTCGTAAAAACTGTAGTGTGTAAAGCCCAAGGAGTTGTTGAAACAATATACTCGAATTCCAAAACATATGGTAAAGAAACATTAGGTAAATCGTTCCATCTACCACCACTTACAAACTGAGCATAATCCTCATTACCAGCATTATTAGGTTCTCCCGGATTCCAATTAGTGTAAACAACAGATTCTCCAGTAACCCATCTCCATTGACCTTCAACCGCTTCATCATTGAATCCTATCCATCCAGAAGGCCAGGTATTGAACACAAAGTTATTTTCTGCGGAAGAGGTAATTGTTACTAAGTGTCCTCCCATATTTTCACAAGCAACCTTTGCGCTAGTCCAAGTCATAGAACCTGTGGAGCGATAATATGAGTGCCCATTGTAATTTGTCTGTTGGGTAAATCCAACAATGTTTGGTGTAGTTCTTCGGAATACCTTAACTGGTACATTAGAAGCTCCTGAACCATCAGCATTATAGATATATCCACTATAAACAAAATTTTGAGCCTCGGAAACAAAACTCAAAAGAAAAAGTAATCCTATTAAGATTCTTTTCATCACAATTTTTCAATTGCGTTTTCTAAGGATTTTTTTATTGCTGACGCAAAAACTGATTTTTCGAATGGTAAGTTTTCATCCCTAAGTTCCGCGAATCCAGCTTTGACGGATAATTTAGCAACACCAAATCCTTCGTATGCCATCCCGTTAATCAAAACTTGAGTTTTCACTTCAGTTATTTTCTTTTTAATCATGAATGGACCAATATTGATACCAATAGATGGTGCTTCGATTGATAAAATGTTAACCACAACTGGAGAGCCGTCCTCACACAAAGAAATCTTTTCACCCATCAATTCTTCAGCAATTTGTTTGACCCCAAAGGTAAAACGTTTAGATGACAAGTCAGGGTTTTCCGTTTTATTTTCAACACTTTTAACCGTGTAGCAATTTTGCCCAAAAAGAGCAAAAGAAAATAAAAAACTAATTGTAAATAAAATATTTTTCATAATAAAATTTTTCCTCCTGTTAATATCTGGAATTGTAAAACACTACCTTTTACTTCATAAGTACCAGATAAACTTACATTATACTTGAAGTTTTTTGATATAGCATAATCCCATGATGAAAATGGGACTACTAACCATCCAGAGTCCCACCATTTACCGTCATAAAATTTGGTAAATGGAGAATATACACCTAATAACAAAATGTTGCCAGACAAATTTTTGCTAACCTTAAAAGGCACAAATCCACCACCCACAGCCGATAAGTTTGTAAACATCTCTCCACCAATTCCCCCAACAGTTAAGTTTAATCCTCCCATCAAAGAAGTTTTACCAAATTTCTTCGATTCAAGGGCAGTTGTTGTATTGAAAAAGTTTCTTTCGAAATCAAGCATTGAAGAGTTTGCTATTATGAATGAATTAGTCCTTTTTTTATTGTTGAATGCACCATACAAGGTCAGGTTGGAATTTCTAACGGAAGTTGTATAATTCAGTAGAAATCCTTTTGCCTTGGTGTTATTTGTATTAGATTTTGTTACAGACATTGTACCTCGAAACTGGTTGGATTTATCTTCATTTACTCTTATAGCCACTATGTCTCCCGTTCCAATAACAGAACCAACTTTCGGTTTAGAACCTTTACCATTTGAACCTCCAGATGAAGTAGCTTCTGCTGCATTTGAAATTGAATTGGCGGTTCCACCACTACCAGCACCGGATTCATTTTGTTTTGGGCTGCCATCAGATACATTTTGTCCTCCAGATTCTCCTGGTGTTGATTTTTGTACCGTTTGATTGGAGGCTTGTCCTTGAGGTTGACTTGAACCTGAGGTTTGCCCACCTTGATTATTTACAGACTGCTGAGACGTTCCACTTCCCCCCTGAGAAATGTTATTTGATTGGTTAGCTGTTCCTCCTTGTGAATTATTTCCTCCAGAAGTTGAAGAACCACCTGGTGCATTTCCTCCTTGTTGAGCTCCGCCACCCTGAGTTGTTGTGTTAGTTGATAAATTTCCTTGAGAATTATTACTTGCTCCATTTGTTGATGTATTTGATTGATTATTAGGTGAGGAATTATTTGTGTTTGAATTTCCCCCCCTTTTACTTTTTCCTGACGAATTTGAATTCGATACTGAATTAGATACCGCATTCGATGCCGTCATAGTTGAAGCAGCCGTTATACTAGTAAGTGTAGAAATTAAATTTTGCGTGATAAACATGTTCTGAGAAACTTGTGTGTTTGTTAGAAGTTCATCACATGGCTGATTTGTTGTTGCAGCAGTTATTTGATTAACCCAATTGTCAAATGCTCCGTTTACAAAATCGTTTGAGGAAAAACTATTTATATTCCCCAAATAATTCACAGTAATGGCTTGGTTATTTGTAATTTGAAGAGTTTTTACCTGTCTGGAACAAGGGTCCACATAAGAATATGTGAACCCCTGCCCAAATAGATATGAGGTCAAAACAACAAATAATGTTGTTAAGGTCTTTTTCATTCGTTTGTATTTGATAAAGTTACACCGTCTTCCTCATCCACTTTTTGAACAAGCATTTTGTCTCTATCCTCCGAGTTAAACCAGTAATCAACAACTTTATTTAAGTTACCTACAAATGCTCCTAAAAGAATTAAAAGCATTTCATTCCAGTCTTGTTGTATATTAACACCAGTAAAAGTAGCCACGTTAATACCAAAAATTATAAAAAAGAACAAGAAAAGAACTATTAAGGTTATTCTCCATCTATTTGCTTGCATCTGTTGGAGCATAAAGTAGAATCTATTTTTGTCCTCTACTTGGACATATTCATTACTTGAAAAGAATTTTTTAAATGACATATTAATTTTTAAGTTTTCCTTTTTTTATTAGTTTTTCAACAACTCTTACTGAAGCGGTTTCTAAAGCCTTTTTAGTTGAAACGCCCACCGTTGACTTATTAAAAGTTGGGCCTTCGATGTCACCTAGCGTTGTTGATGTTTTAGTTGTAATTGCTCTTCCTTGTCCTGAACCAGTGATTACTTCGCCAGTTTCCGCATCAACAAATCTTACTTGAAGTCCAAGTTGTGTTATTTGTTTAATTGTAACACCGCTGGTTTCAACAACTTCATCCTCACCAACTGAAAAATCATAGACTTCAATGTAGACAAAGTATTCTGCCAATTTAATTTTACCTTTACCATCAACTTGGTTTTCAGTAAACCCCTTAGCAGAGGCTTTAAATTGTTGAACCATTCTTTCTTTAATTTCAAGTTTATCTTCAGTAAACAAAAACCTTTGAGTTTCTTCAAGGTATTCCAATACAATATTGGTAACTCCCATTCCAACTCTAGCATCTTTTAATTCGGGGTACATTTCGTACACCTCTTCGCTAATACCAATTTTAAGAATTTGAATTGGAATTTGAACATCTCCCTCATAAGGAGGGAGCGCATCCAAGGATTTTTTCTTTTCGAAGTTTGCCGTGTATTCCTCAGTCTTTACAGAACCTATCGGTTGAGCAAAAATCGATGTTGTTGTTATTAATAAAAGTGGTGTGATGAATTTACCAAGGAGCATCTTCACTTTCACTTTTTTCTTGCTTGACGGGTTTTTCCACGACAGTCTTTTCCTTGATAACGGTTGTTCCAGCACCTTGGTTAGAGTTGCTCGAAGAGTTGTCAACATTAAGAATAATTGGTGCTGGGGCTTGTTGCTGAACCGGAGCAGCTACTTCTGTCTTCTCCTCTTCTTCAACACCAAAAATCTCGTTGAATTGAGTTGTTACATAGGCTCCTGCGGCAGTTACAACAGTTGTTACCAATCCAATGATTGTTTTTTTGATAGATGACATTCCACCTTCCTGATTTTCTTCTAACATAATAATTGAAATTTAATTTAGTTTATTGGGTTTATTGGCAAACTTGAGGTCGCAAAACGCGACCTCATGATTTAATTTATTTTTGTTGTTTTTTCAACAATCTTTTTGTTCTTAGTTTTTAAAATTGCTACATACTCACCAGCAGCCAATTCCCCAAGATTAAAAGTCTCCTCGTAAACTCCGATTGGATATGTTCCTTCTAATACTTCAAAGACCATCTTACCAAACAAATCATAGACAGCTAAAGTAACGTCGCCCTTTTCGTAAACTTTAAAACGTGCGGTGACCAAATCTTGCGTCGGAGTTGGAAATAAAATCATTTGATTTTTTCCGAACATATCGTTTGCATCAGCTTTAAAAATTTGAAATAATCCATCAGTGGGTGTTATTTTCAAATCAGTAGCATTTTCATCACCAGCAAATTTTCTTGTAACATATAATGGACTCTTGTTCCAGTTGACCTGAACCTCCTTAGCAGTAAAATTCAAAGTAAAAACTATCTCACCGTTGTTGACAAGATTTTGATTAAAAGATGGGTCATAACCCCCCCATTCAACTTCGTTATCACTTGTGTTTAAGAATGTAAGCCAATATGAGCTCTTAAGTTCTGTTACCAAGGAATTAAACTCAAGTAGGTCTTGGTCAAACTTCATTGCTAATTGCAAAGAACCCAAATCAATATTGTTTGTTTTCAATGTAACTGGTACGCTTACCTTGTCTCCTTCGTCAACACCCAATTCTGGGAAATTAACTTCGATTGACTCAAGATTATTATCATACTCTGTTGTTACGTCGATAATATGCAGGTTTGCGTTGTTAGGATTTACAATTTCGATTGGTGTTAAACGAGCTCTTTTAAATCCTGTACCATTAGCGTCGCCCATTCCCATAACATAGTACGTTGCGGTGTCTGATGTTCCGGGAAGAATTTCTAAGGTAAAGTTCGTTACACCTGGTATGGTAGATGTTAGGTTAGATGATGAACCATTGATGCTTGCATATTCTGAAGAGGTGAAGAACTTAACATCTTTTACGTTGTTTATCCAAGAATTGAATCTTCCGGATATTCTTCCGTAGATTGCATAAACGTCAGAGATTGTTATGTTGCCGTCTCCGTTAACGTCCGCAGCATGGAAATCAAATCCAGTTGGTGTTTGTTGTCCAAGAACATATTGGTTAACTCTTTGAGCATCTGCAACTGAGATGATATTACCAAAATTTAAGGTGTCGCCTTGAACTGCTAGTCTCACATCCCAAGCTGTTGTGTCGATTGAAACTTCGTTGAATGATACCCACCCTTGTAGATTTGTTGTGTCAACACTTACTGAAGTCCATGATGAAGCTGCTTTAAGTTTTTTCTCAAGTGCAACACTAATATGTTTTGCTGGTGTTCCAGTAACATTTAAGAAGTTTGCACTATAGGAGAAAGTTCTTTGATTAAACTGCCCTCCAAAGTTTGTTAGGTTCAAACTGAAATCATTTCCAGCTTGTGAGGTTGCTGTATGACCAAACACGTTTGTTCCAACGAAAGTAAGATTTGCAATGTTAAAGTATGTTGTCGCAAGTGCACTTGTGTGATTTAACTCAACATTAAACAATCCACCATTCGGAATGGTGAAATTGTTTATACTTCCGGTATAGGTTAGGGTAATTGTTACAAACCCTAAGCTTGGATTGTCCTGGTATTGGAGATAATGGGAGAATGAGGTATTTGTGAGGGTGATTGTATCAACAGAACCGAAAGCTAGTTTATCATAAAACAATCTAAATTGAACTGCTGTGATATCTGTTCCGGAGTTATTAAAAAAACAAAGTCCCAGATTTGTTTTTCCTGCTGATGCTGTTCCAACTTGATAAGTTGAATCGATGGTGATGTGTGCTCCGTTCACCGTTGGAGTTGGGCACGATTGGGAATAAAGATTCATCCCCAAAAAGGTACCCAAAATAAAAAACATTTTTTTCATTTCGGATGTAGATAAGTGTGTACTTATAAATATGAAAAAAATGTTTTGGTTCCTTGCAGCCTTGTTAATTCCTTTAAAAATTTTCGGTCAGATAGAAATTGACCAAGTCGGGGACAACTGGAAACCTCAAGTTGAGGAGGCTTTGTCTTTAATAAAAACCACAGATACAAACACCTTTAATTTTGTAAATAAGCATTGTAAAAAAATAAGCTTTTGGAATGGAGAGTTTTCTACCGTTGAGGGAAGCTCAACAGTCACTATAGCAAAAGGGGATATGCAACTTGGGTCAGTAGAAAACCTTGCGTGCATAATTGTTCATGAAAGCAAACACCTGGAAATAATTCAACTTGGTTTGCAGTTTCCCTTACAATATGAAGAATGTATTTGTTATCTTTGGGAAATGGATTTCATCGAAAAAATGAAAGGTGAACCCGAGTGGGTAAGGGAAAATTGCCTGAACATGCTTCTCAAACTCGATTGTGCTGAAAGTAAAAATGAATATTTATAGATTATGAACAACTGGGAAAAGATTGTAAAAAAAATTTTAGACAGAGCATTGTTACCAGATACACCCTATCAACTAAACGTTGAAGTAGTCGGTAATGAACCCTATATCAATATTGAAGTTGATGTTGATACCTCAATGTACCATCAAGCAGGGCCAAATTATGACCCAGAGTATTATACTAAAATGGATGAATTAGAATCTGTGATTTTAGATGCTTTGAACATACTTGGTGTGGATGCTATCAATAGTTTAAAGTATAAAAAAACTAACTTCGATTGGATTGACGAATTGTCCCCACTCGTTAATTTAGCTATTAGTGAGTTTATAGATAATTATGAATTTACTTATGATAAACTCAAATATCCACCAGAGAAAGAAGGATTTTCAAAAAATGAATATGAACCTAATTTATCTTTGATAATAAACTCAGGTGATGCAGCAGAACGTACCAAAGGAGAAATGTATGAGTATTTAGGAAATAAATTATCATTATGGGATTTCTACATTGATTTCAGAAGTAATCGTTATTCACAATCCTGACACTCGTAGATAAAATATTTTCTCCAAAATTTGCAGAACCAAGAATTTGGTGTGTTGACGGCAATCAGTTCACCGATAGCATAAAGACCTAGAAAACATAGGCAGAAAATTACAAGAGTTAGTAACCACATACTTTTTTTTTATTAAATATAAATGAAAAACCCCCACTCGGAAAGAGTGGGGGCTAGGTCATCTTAGGATAAATTTGTCTGAAGGAGTTTTAAAGTTTGATTACTGCTCTTGACGATTTTTGAATCATTTGATTTTTGAAATTTGAGACTAAATCACACTCCACTTATCAATTTGTAATTAAGGCCAGCCGTAGCTTGAATAACAAATAAATCCCTTGACAACCTATTGAATTTCAGTAATGCTGTTATGTCTATCTAGCTCGTCTTGAATGTTATCTATCTCAGCTTCATATTGTTCAATGTATTTGTCCATATCAAGACGACCGATAACACAAGTCTTTACAGAAGGATTAACAGATTCACCAAAGCGAAGTCCCATGTTTGTAACACCTTGGGTACAATCAACACCTCGCAAATGCTTAACAAGAGCCTTTAGTTCAGACAATCGGAATATTTTGGAATATACTTCACGATTTGCCATATGAATTTGGGTCTTGAGTTTAACCATATCATTGGTCAAGGTAATTAGATTATTTAACTCTTGATTGACATCGTAAGGGCGATAGGCATTTTCATCAACGGAGTTGTATCTAGAAATTTTAGCAGAGATTTCTTGAATTTTCTTTGCTAGTTTGTTTTTTTGTTTGAGGGCTTGTTTGATATTCATGATTAAGAAATAAAAGTTAAAAGGTTAGCAGTGAAAAGACCAATTCCAAAACTTAAGATTTGTGCGTGAACTCCATAGGAACCAAAAGCACCAAATCTACGTAGTTTAAAGTCTTCCAGGTCGTATTTAAGTTGAACAAGTTCCTCGGTTGAAAGTTCTCGCATATTGTTTGTACGAGCTTCGAGTTCTTTTTGAATTTGATTCTCTTTTGTTGCCATGTACGATTTGACAATGTAAGCCGCAAGCAATACAATCCAACCAAGGGTATTAATAATAGTGAAACTAGTCATAGTAATAAGGGTTTTAGACTACAAAGATACAACAAAAAAACTAGATGGTCAAATTATTCAACAACAAAAATATTAACATTTTTTCAAACGAAGCCACCGAGAATTCTTAAGCCACCATATTTTGTAATTAACATTTCACTTTTGTTTATAGTTCAAATATACTATTTATGAAAAGTAAAAGTCAAAATTATGTCAATAATAAAATGGGAACTCCACCAAAAGCTCAAACCAAAAAAAAGATTAACCTATTCTAAGGAACCTGTTGGACTGAAGGATTACACTCTCAAAGGAAAACTTAAAAAGTTTTTCAAAAATCTATTGAAAAAACTTCCCTTTTGAAATTTTTACACTTATTGTTTAATTGTCTTGAGACTCCCGGCTGTTTTCGGATGTAGATTAGTGTATAAACCGGTTTCTCGTAAGAGTGAAAGGGGACTTCGGTCCCCTTTTAAATAATTATATTATATGGCATTGTACAATTCAAACATACCCAGTTTTAAAGCTTTCGTAAAAAAATCCTTTTTCACAAAAAATCCTGAAGACTCACAAGAGTTTTATAACGTTTATGTTTTTGGACTTCAATCATCATCTGGAGTTATATTAACTTTTCACGTAATGACCGACAATGGTATGGTGCGTTCTAGAGTACCTCTTTCCGAAATTTATACAAAAATTCCAACAAAAGATATTCCATTTAACTTTAAACAATTATGGGATTGTTTTAGTGAAAACGTTTCGGTATTAGAATATAGTTTTTTAGCATATCATAGAGCTCAAGTCGTTTTACGAGATGGTAGTAAGGTTTGGGGAACATATATGTTTACCGTAGATTGGTTTGATAATCCTTACAGTGATGAACCAACAGACTACAAATGCGGTCATGTTTTGGAATCTGACGAAGGATATTTATTGTGCGTTCCGAATAATAGAATTTTCTGGAAAGATTCCAACTGGGTAACGAAACCACTCCCTGAGGATTTAAAACAATTTAAAGTGGATACTGAATTACCATCAGTTGAAAACCAATCCGATAGATGGGTTACTGAAGATGGTAATTCTTTTTACTACGAAATGAAAGAAAATGATTTAAACTAGGTTAGTTCCTAGAATTTGTTCTATTTTTTCAGCTGAATTTGAAATCAATTTGTTTGAGGCAACCTTTCTATCCGAAAGTCCCTTCCTTAATAGTTTTTTTGGGTCTTTATTCCCACTTTTTACTTCAGTATTAATCGAGTCAGCAAACTTTCTAAACCAACCAGGACCATTCCATGTAGCATACCCAAAATGTGTAAGCAAACCTTGGTCACTATCAACAATTTTTTTGGCTTCGGTTGAAAGGTATCTATTTGCAAACCTATCATAAGCATCTTGCATAACTTTAATTGCAAGAATAACTAACCTAGATTCTAAGTTTCCACCACGGTAATCCCAGACCCATTTTTTACTCGCTCCAGCCTTATCTATAATATTCCAAAATTGATTGGCCTCAGCAGTGTTATTAATTTCACCACCGTGTTTTCTATCAATTCCAAACATAGTTTCCCCGGAATCACCCATAGCTTTACTACCTTTGGGAAACCCTCTTCCCCCGTAGACCATGTCGGGATGATAATAACCCCCTTCAATTTTTTCAATAATATTTTTGAAAACTTCCGAAAAAGCTACTTTGGGTTTTGGTGCAGATTTTTTTGGTTCTTCTTCTGGTGAAAAAATTGATTTTAAGCCTCCAACCAAATAATCAACAACAGCATCAGTAAATGATTTTTCAGCAGATTGTTCGTCTAAATTCATTAAACGTCTTTGCTTTTCTAACTCTTCTTTTAAAACCTTTTTCATGCGGATATTATTCAAATAAATATCTCACAAATCTAAACAAAAACCTCTGGAATTTCATCCCATGAAGTTGTGTAATGTTGTGTTTTAAATTCTTGTCTCATTTCCCAACGACCACTGTTAAAGATTGGCGGTTGAATAGTTTCTACCTCTTGAGTAAAAAGGGATGTTTGAAATTGTGTGTGAGGAACTAAATTGTGGAAAATTATTCCACATTTTTTATATTTTTTCCCATCCTTATAAAGTTCTTTTAAATAAGGATATACCTGACTCCAAATCTCATTCACTTCTTTGGTTTGATATTGAAGATTCAATTGTTTAGAAGCAAAGTGTCGCTCTCCTTTGTGAACATTACCACTTACAAAAATGCTAACACGATTAGTTTCAGCACCATTCTCTTCAAGCTTTCTTACCCCATTTTGAATGTATGAATACATAGCTTGTGCAATATCATCGAGTTGGTCTATGTCCTGACCAAAAGAACGTGTGGATGCGATATTTCGTTTAAACTTGGGTATCGGTTTAATTTGATGGCAATACATACCAAGAATTTCAGCTTTGGCTCTAACTCCATTTACATTTGTTAGTTTTCTGACATAATTGTCAGTCAACATGACAAATTGTCCGATTGATTCAACACCATTTTCTTTAAACTTTTTGAACCACTTTCTACCTATTCCCCAAATCTCATCTAAGGGGATTTCATAAAGGTCGTTTCTAAAGTTAGTGAAGTCCCAATAGCTGCAGATACCTTTGTAAGATGGTTGTTGTTTTGCTATGTGGGAAGTGAGTTTTGCCAAGGTTTTATTGGGACCAACACCAATTGACACTGGAATACCAACTCGTTGATAAACCTGGTGACGAATTAGTTCTAAAGTATCTTTAAAATCTTCATCCGGAATGTTTGAAAAATCTACAAAAGCTTCATCAATCGAATAAACCTCAACCTGTTTAGCAAACTCTTTAATAACAGCCATAACTCTATCGGACATATCCCCATAAAGATTATAGTTTGAAGAATAAACACAAAATCGATGTTCCTCCATGAAATCTTTTTTCTGGAAGAATGGCTCACCCATTTTAATTCCGAGAGCTTTGGCCTCCTGACTGCGGGCAATAACACAGCCATCGTTGTTGGATAAAACAACTGTGGGTCTACCAACCGATACTGGGTTAAATACCCTCTCACAACTTACATAAAAGTTGTTGCAATCAATAATACCAATTTTGCGGTTCATCCCTTCCTATCTCCTTTGTTACGGACAATGTTGGCATTTATCTCCAACAATAAAAAGATAATAATAATTCCAATTATAAACATATCATTTTTTCTTTAGTACCCAAGAAACCTTACCCCACAAATTGGGTTGGTTTTCATATGGACGGATTTTAAAACATAATTTATCAGTGAGAACCACCAGGTCCCCCTCGTTTGGTTGAACTGCTCGGTCAATGACCAAAACATCGTTGGTTTCCACCCCCAAAGTTTTTGGGCCCTTATACCTAAAATAAAATGTTGAATAGGTGTTCCCAACTATTAAATCATTGAGGTCTAATCGCTTGTCAACATAAGTTTCTGCCGGTGACGCAAAACCAGTTGTCTGCGCTTTAATTTTAAGTGTCGAGTCTGCAAAATTCATAGTTCAAAGATATAAAAAAATTATTTCACAAACAACAAACAAAGTATTTATATTTGTACAAAATTATGCGTTGTGGCCGACAAGAACCTAATTATGAGAAAATCTTTGGAGAAGATTTTAACAACTCTTCAGAAAAAGAATCCGGCCTTCAAAGATGTTGATTCTTTGGAGCTTACTTTCTTGTTTAGAGCCCCTGTTAAAACTGCTATGTGCGATTGGGTTTATGGTATTAAAGTACACACAAAAACTCCCAAGGTCAACCAAACTGAAATTTCATCTTTAATATCTCAAACCATTATTAACTCAATGGCTAGAGTCTCTAACGACTTGCTTTGCGCAACAGATATTAATTTTGAATCAGTTTATTAACTGTTGTTAAAGCCTGGGCGATAACCTGATGCATATCGTAATATGCGTAGGTCCCGAGTCTTCCACCAAAAATATATTGTGAGAACTGCTCAGCTAGATTTTTATACTGCAGGTAAACATCCGTGTTGCGAGCATCTCTTATAGGATAGTAAGGGTCATTTTCTCCAGTATAATCACAAGGGAACTCTTTGCTTACATAACTTCTCTTTTGATTTTGATTATCGAAAAACTTATGTTCTAAAATTCTTGTAAAGGGAGTTTCCTCATCAGTGTAGTTTACAACTGGATGTCCTTGGAAACTATCGGTATGAATGTACACATTCTCCCAACGAAGGCTTCGATATTCCAATCGGCCAAATTCATAATTGAAAAACTGGTCGATGGGTCCAGTATAAATTATCTTTTCAGCTATTGACTCGTAGTAATTTCGTTTTTCAAAAAAATCCACGTTTAATTGAACTTCAATTCCCTCTAAAAGTTTTTCGAAAATCTGAGTGTAGCCACCAATTGGAATACCTTGGTACTTGTCGTTGAAGTAATTGTTGTCCCAGGTGAATCTGACCGGAAGTCTTTTAATAATTGAGGCTGGTAGTTCAGTGCACTTCTTACCCCACTGCTTTTCGGTGTAACCCTTGATTAGCTTGTAATAGATATCATCACCAACCATTGACCTGGCTTGTTCTTCAAGGTTTGTAATTGTTCCGGTAAACTTTTGACTCTCAATCTTTGCTTTTGCTTCCTCTGCTGTTTTAACACCCCAGAGTTGGTGGAAGGTCCACATATTAAAAGGCAATGAATAAAGTTCATCCTTATAGTTTGCAATGGGTGAGTTTACAAATTGTTTAAACTCAGCAAACTGATTTACCCAATCCCAAATTTGTTTGTCTGAAGTGTGGAAAATGTGGGCTCCATATTTGTGTATATGAATTCCATCCAAGTTTTCGGTGTAGCAGTTCCCCCCTATATGCGAACGCTTGTCAATTACCAAACACTTGAACTTTTTGGAAAGTTCATAGGCACATGTGGCTCCGAATAAGCCGGAGCCCACAATCACATAATCATATTTCTTATTCGAAATCAAAGTCAACACCCTGATTACTTAATACTGGTTCGTTAATTCGACGCATAATTTTCTCTTTCCACTCAGCCAAGAAGTTTGACGTATCGGTGTATGCGCGGTTTTCAATCAAGAAACACAATTGAGGAAATGGATTCTTTTTCTCAGGTAACATCATAAGGTCTATGAGTCGCAAAACTTCATCGTAACGTTCTTGATTCTCTAACATCAAAGCCCAATACAGGAGGTGTTCATTTCGCTCTGGGGCAAAAGCCTCGGCTTGAACAATTGTATCGAAAGCTTCTTGAATCTCGCCACGGAATTCCATAGCTGATGCCATCAAAATGAAAGTCATGTACGCCATTTCATCATGACGAGCTGGTTTTCCAGTTTCATAGTAGTTGTGAGAAATACGCAAGAAATGTTTGAAGTAGTAAATAGCTCGTCTTGCATACTCATCTGAATGGTCTTTGCCAAAGGCAAGCTCACTTGGTTTACCGTAGCAGTCAGCGTAGCTCTTACCTACATACCAAAGGTGGTAGTGGTCTTCAAGTATGGTATCACCAACTACCTTATCAATTTCAAGCTCCAGTGCATCACGCAAGAACTTACGAGGTGCAAACCAAGTTTGTCCGTCGTTGGTTACGATGTGACGGAAACCCTCAGGAAGGGTTAGACGCTGGAATCCCTCACCGATTTCAGGTAGGTGAATAGTTTCGTGACGTTTATCGTGCTGGAAGAACCAAGGACGGCGAGCATTCCACATCCAAGTTCTAAAGTAACGAGTATTGAAACTTCTGACGATGATGTTATATGAGTCAACGCTTGTGTCTTCAAGGATTGACCAATCAAAATCTTCATCAACCTCCAAACACTCATCGGCATCCATTCGAAGAATCCAATCACAACCATGGTCGGTTTTTAAACACTCTTGAAGTGCGTGGTCACGGTTAAAACCAGGAAACAACCATTCAGTTTCATAAAGAAACCCTGGAATATTTTTCTCAGCAAAGAAATTGCGAATAATATCCTGAGTACCATCCTTTGAGCCATTATCCTGGATTACCCAGTAGTCAATGTATAGATATACTGATTCCAACATTCTGGTGATGGTTCTGGCTTCGTTAGCCACCATCGCATTTAAAACGATTTTTGTTTTTTTGTTATTCATAGATGTAATTCATTACTTGTTCAGCCTCAAAATAACGGCGAGGTCCTCCGGAGTTTTGGCATTTTTGTGAGTGTTGTTCTTGTTCATCCCAATTCCAATCCTCATATCCAAGTTCTATAATTCGGTCATTGATGGCCTTATCATAGTGGTCTTTAATTAGTCTTGCTCTACGGTTAATATCCGTGGAGTTGTTATCAACAGTGCTGTTTCTGTTGTTGTACTGCAAATACAATACCTTTTTCAAATGAATGATTTTTGTGTTCAAAAAAGTACGAATATTAATTTCTAAGTCATCAGCAACAGGAATGAATTTGTTATGCCCCCCCATTTCAAGGTAAACCTTTCTATCCCACATTTTAGCGTGGTTGGGCATTGAGATATTAAATCTAATTGTCAAAGGGTTAATATCAGGGTAGTGATGTGCAAGTCTAGCTTCTCCATCGACATCTACCCAAGTGTGTCCAGCATAACCAAAATCAAAATAGTTATCATGCCTAGCATACCAGTCACCAGTCCAGTCGTGGTCGTAGTATTTTGGTTCACCATCGTCATACATCTCAGCGCAATCCGTATAGAGAAATCCAGCATCTGGGTATTTTGCAATGGCATCATTAGCTTCGGATAGGCACTCATTAGTTAGAGTATCGTCGTGGTCCAACTCCACAATCCAATCACCATCACATAGGCTAGCTGCTCGGTTTTTAGCCAAGCCAACATTCCCCCCCGTTAATGGATAAATGCGGTGAAGTTTTACTCTATAGTCCTTACGAGCTATCTGTTGCAACTTCTCCCAGGTTTCATCATCAGGGGAATCATCTACGACAACCCATTCCCAATTGTTATAGATTTGATTTTTCAAACCCTCATAGGTCCTAAAAATTCTATCACCTGTTTTATAGGTAGGTGTAAAGATTGAAAACCGAGGTCTGTAGTTTGTTGAATGCCTAAAAGTAGATTGACAAACAACCACATTTGCCAAAATCATATCAGGGATAAGTTCATCGTAGTGGATGTGATATCTTGTTAGGTGAAAGTGGGGAATATCGATTTCTTGGTCGAAACTTATGATTAAGTCTGGGTTGTATTTTGTATAATCCCCAACAACATCTCCGGTGTAGGGAAGTGAATAAAGATTAATCTCATCATGGAGACCCTCTTCCCAATAAATGTCTGAAATCAATACAACTTCTCCTAATGTATGCCATCCATAAACTATGGCTGATGGTTTCTTTGTATTCATGTGTTTAAATATAGTTGAAGAAAGTTACAGAATCAAATTATACTTTTCTGCATGTTCCGTCACAAGCTTGCCCAGCACCTTCAATATAGCCGATTCTAAGGTCAATTGGGGTGCTTCGTTTGTATGAAGTTTGTCTTCCACAAAGTACACAAGCGTCGTATTCATTGTCTCTTTTTAACACACACTCCATGTGATTATAACCCACCAAATGTTCACTTGAAATTCTGTAGGTTGGGTCACCACAGATTTCACAAGTTTGGTTCATTTCCTCTGGTTTTAAAATACTTTGAACCAATCCATCTTCACCGATAATAAGCCCAACATGTTCATCATGATTATTCATAATTTCTTCTTCGTTTTGCTCCCAATATTTGCGTCGAACTAAACGGCCTAGTTCATAATCATTTGGATTGCTAAAAATTTCTTCTTTGGTTACTTTGACTTCCATAGTTTTTTTTTTAAATGTAAAAGTAAATGACCAAAAAGTTAAGACAATCAAAGAAATTTTTTGGATATTTATTTAGATAGTATTATGAAAGACCAAGCCTTTTACAAATTAGCAAAAAAATTAGAACCAAGATATTCAAATCTGGGGGAAAATATTCAATTTTCCAAAAAATTTGAACTATTTGTAACCGAGCTGGGCCATTTTTTTGATGGTTTATCGGAGGAAGATTTTTTTAAATTATTTATCTTTTGTTATTTTATATGGAGTGTTAATCCCAATTATTCTCTACAGGAGATACTTTCCAAACTCCCGGATGTTGGATTACTTTATTCTTTTGAAGCAGATTTTTACCCACAAAGAGTAGAATGTGAACAATGTGATGGTAGTGGTGATATTGATTGTGAAAACTGCGAGGGCGGTGGTATGGTTGAATGTCCTGATTGTGATGGAGCTGGTGTTGATGATGAGGGTGATACTTGTGCTGAATGCAACGGGGCTGGTGAAGTTGAATGTTCCTGGTGTAATGGAAGGGGCGCTGAAGATTGTGGTGAATGTGAAGGTTTTGGCGAGGTTGAATCCGAAACAGTTTTTTCAATGCCCACCTTTACAAGTATTTTTACCAACCCGAATGACTTGAAATACTATTCAGAAGCATTAAATGATAATGAGCCAATTACTTTGAAAAACATCATTATGTTAAATCAAAGTTCAAGTGAGGTACCTTTGAGTTTTACTTTGAAAAATCCTGGATATTATGCTGCTAAAATAGTTATCAGTCAAAAACTTATGGGAAATTTAATTCAAAACTTTTATTTTAAGAAATCCGATATAAACGATTACCTCAGATGGAATGAGCATGGTTAGTTTTGATAAAATTATAAAAATACTTTTAAAAAAGGGGGGTTATCCCTCTGAATTCGTTACAACATTAATTACATTTTTGGGAATGTCTAGAAATGATTTTTTCAAATCAATCATTGCCGAGTTGGGCGAGGAAGGTGCTGAAATTTTTTTCCAAAAAACAATAAGAAATCTATCTCGTGATGATGAGCATTTTACTTTTGAACCCACAGAATGGGAATTTCCAATCACAAATGGGAATTTTTTTATTGAAATTGATTTAAGTCAAGCAGAGGTTGATGTCAACACTCAAATAAACTGCGTTATAATTCAAAATTGGGGCTTTGGAGATTCTAATTTAGAGGTAGGAAATGAAGACGGTGATACGTTCGAAGGAACTATTGAAGAGGTTTGGAAATGGTTGTTAACTGATGACCCTTATTCCGAAAGTGAACTCTTTGAAAGCTTAGAGACTATGATTGAAAGTCGGCTTCAAGAAGTTCTTGGTGTACGCGTTTTTCTAGAAAGAAAAAAGGTCAGAGACTAACTCTGACCTTCCTATGGGACCAACGGGTTGTTAGTCGCTCCACCACCTAACAGAGAGGTTAGGACTCTTTGATTACTTCAGCCTCCATACGGGATTTGAAAGCTTTCGACAAAGGGTTGGTTTTATCAACATTAACACATTTTGTGTAGACGACACACTTAGTCAAAAGTTTCTGGGGAATGTGAATGATAAAATCAGTTCCGTTGAAATGAGTAAAATCATGTTTCATCTCCAGGGATGACTGAATGCTGATTAAGAACAATTTGAACTGACCTGCGTTTTCGAATGTCTGAGTCAGTAATTGCCCCATCTTGTTGTGCTGAATGATAACTGTATCGTGTTTCATGGTGGTTTGTTTTACTACACAAATATAAAACAAAAAAACTTAACTACCAAATATTAAAAACAAAAAACCCCCAACCTTACGGAAGGGGGTTTGGCTAATGCTCTGAGACTACGAGCTTAGAGGGCCAGTCTTTAGTGGGATTATTGCTTCCCCACTCGGTCCACGCTAGTTGCCTAACGTATCCAGCCAGTGTCGGTAATTTGAGTCTACCACTCTTTTCGTTGACATCAACTCAACTGCTAGTTCTATCTCTTAAGCCTTGCGAGCTCACTAAGGGATGGCCGTCCCACGAGTAGTTTCACAATCAACACCAGGGGACTTGCAGTCCGACCGATGCCTTCATTGGTCCGATGACCTGAAGGATTAGACACCTTTCAATATCAACGCTCGAAGACTTTTGCTTGTATCTTAGAATATCATTCATTTGATATGTAGCAAATGTGGAAGAAGGAAAGATGTGCTTCGAGAGAAGTTCTGTTCCTTTTGAGAACAAAATGCTTCACACCTCTCTGTGAACCCGCCAGTTCACGGTCTCGCAGGACTACGGTGGGTTTAAACCCGTGGTAGCCCCTTGGACTGGTACTCAGCTTTACAACATCCGGCGGGATGTCTCAAACCGTCACCTGTACCTTTTCCTATTGGTGTCTCCACCTCAACCCCGACTCTCCACGAAATCGAGATGACCGCATCCCCTCAGCACTTGCCGTTAGGGTCTTGGTCGTAGGTACTTTGTTTAGTTGTCAAGACCGAAGCCCTGCGAGAATCCCAAGTCGCTAAACCCTTTCATCCCCTTTAGTCCCATCGCTGGGGTTATCTAATGACGCTAAACCGCCAATTTTGTAATTCAAAGAACTCACCGAGTTTCCCCGACTTGTTGTTAAAGTATAATAAAGATTTTGATTTTGTCAAATCCGTTATTAAACTTTTTTTTAGAAAAGTAGACCCGGGCCCAGCAAGCCGCTCACGCAGAGACGGAAGGGCCCTTTTGAAGGTCTACTTAGTTGCGGGAGGAGGACTCGAACCTCCGACCCCAAGGTTATGAGCCTTGTAAGCTACCACTGCTCTATCCCGCGATATATTTTAAAGAACGACCCCGAAAAAAATCCCACAACTACTATGTTTTCTCAAACACTCGTTGTGGGATGTGAAAAGGGACCGAAGTCCTTCTTCCGAGTGTTCTACAAAGATAAAACAAATTTAGGGTTTGTCAACTGGCTTGTAGAACTTTTTGTGGGGGTGTTTCAACCTCTCGATTGAGATTATAAATATACGTTAAGTTAAAAAAAGTTAAACCTTATTTAAAATTGCCTCCAATAATTTTTTAAAAAACTTTCCTGTGTTCATTTCTTGTATGTTCTCGAATGTATAATAACCACATTCAGAGTGTTCATCACCATCTTTAGCATTTTCTAAGTCAGGGTACAAATACGCATTGCTTTCAAGCAGATACACATACATCCACCCCTTAATAAACTTACCATCCCTAGAGGTCCTGGGAACTAAACCAACAAATTTCAAATCATCTGAACTAATAATAATATCCGTTTCCTCGTGAAACTCTCTTACTGCAGCTTCTTTTGTTGTTTCCTCTTTTTCAACACTTCCTGCTGGAACCGACCAGACTCCTGGTAAGGAAGCCTTGCTTGACCTTTTACAAAGTAAAACTTCGTCGTTAACTTTCACAATAACCCCAACATAAATTTTCTCCTTCATATTTATAATTACTATGAGATTAAAAATAGGGGAGAATATATTCAATGTCAAAGTCGTAACAAGCAAGTTTGACAAAGCTCAAGGCATGATGAATAGAAGATTTACAGATGAATTCAATGGAATGCTTTTTCTTATGGATGAGGATGAAAATTGCTTTTGGATGAAAAATTGCATTATACCCTTGGATATTATTTTCATTGAAGGTAATACAATATCAAAAATTTACCACAATTGTCCACCTTGTAAGACAGAAGAATGCAAAAACTATTGTGCCAACGGTAGACTAGTTTTGGAAATTGAAGGAGGTTCTGCTAAAGAATTGGAAATTAAAAAAGGAGCTGAAGTAAAATTGTTACTCTAGCCCCTCCTATTTTTTTTAATTTTATTTTAAAACAAACCTAACTTTGTTAAACCTCTTTCAATAAAATTACCTCTGATTCCTAGTTCAACCATTCTTTTATAAACATCCGGTCCAGGAATACCATCAACTTCCATTTTTTCCATTTTTTGAAATTGTTTTAGAGCATTGACTGTCGAAGGTCCCCATCTTTCATCCACGGTAACTCTTGTTGGAATTTTTTTCATCTTGAAATAATCATTTAAAGCATTTTGAATCTCAAATACATCTCCAGAACTTAATTGATACATCGAAGCCTGTTCGTCAATTTGTCGTTTAATGTCTTTGACTTTGTATTCTTTAACAATCTTTTGTTCAGAGGTTACAGCATCAATTAATTTACTTAATGCTTTTTCAGTAATTCTAATGTTCTTTTTCATTCTAATGTGAATAAGTATTTTCCTTTATTAATGAGCTGAAGTATTTCGTCTCTTACGTTCAAAAGGTCGGAATCCATAACCTCATCGAATATTTGGTCAAAGTTAATGAGGAAAGCAACCGTGTCATCAACAAACTCTTGAAGGCTCATTTCATTTAAATCTTCAAACTCCAAAGTCAAACCACCCATATATTCTGGTCTTCCGTGTTTACCCATACAAGATTCAACAAAATTGTCAATTAAATCTGTGAGGGTTTGGTATATTTTTCCATATGCTTTATGTTTTGCATATGAATTGGTTTGCCAGTGCATAAAACGAAACTGGGTTTGAATTTGCACCAATTTGGCGATAACTTCAGCGTTCATAGTTAATCTTTAAGTATAAATACCTGGAAAAATAAAAACCCCCACTTTTGGTGAGGGTTTCTTTATCTTATTGACCGGAGAGTTTTTTAGCCTCTTCAATCATTGCCTCGGTGCTTGCATACTTGCAGGTGCAAGATGGTTTACCGTGGTCTCTAAGGATTTGTTTTGCTTGTTCTAGTGTCATGCTTATAAATATTCACAGTTTTATTTGTTGATGTTAAACATCAAACCAGTTCCTGAACCGAGCTGGGTGGAAGGTAACTGCCCATTCCACTTTTCTACCCACATTTGCTGAAGTAGAAGTGGTGTCAGGGTGCGTTGCTTCATAGCATTAGCCTCAGCTTCTGCTTTTGCCTGGGTTAGCATGGCTTGGGCATTACCCTCAGCTTTTGCAATTTTGATTTTAGCTTGAGCTTCAGCGGTCTTAACTTCATTCTCGGCACGAAGGGCAGCTTGAACAGCGTTGTTCTTACTTTCAATTGCTTTCTTAAAGGTCTCTGGATATACCAAGTTAGAGGTGAACTGCGAGAGAATGAAACCTTCTGGTTCAAGTTGCTTTTGTAGCACTTGACGAACTTTAACTTCAAACAACTCACGATTACCAATTAGCTCATCAGCTGTGTAGGAGTTCGCTACAATTCGGAAAGCATCGTATACAGCAGTTTTGAGGAAACCTTCTTCAACCTGGGGTAGTTCCACACGGTACTTGGAGAAGATGTAAGGAGCTTTCTCACGCTTTACCGAGTAGTTTAGAATTGGTGACACGTGGAATTCAGAACCATCCTTTGAGTTTACGATGAATGACTCATCACTCTGAACTTCACCGTATTCATCAACAACACGCTTGTATTCTTTGTGTTGAACATAAGTTGGGAACTCTACAATCTTGGTGCTCAGAGGATTGTAAAACACCCAGCCAGTCACTTCGGTTACATCATCTACACCTTTACCGTTTCCGTACATGTTTACTTTGACACCTACGTGTCCAGCATCGATGCGTTCGCATCCGAAAGTTGCAAAGATAAGGAATAGACCAATACCAGCCCAAAGAAGAATTTTAGTTATTGAATTCATTGTTTTTTGTTTTTAAGTTTAAGAATTGATTGAATAATGTCGTAGCATACCATGAGGATGATAAGGTTGCTACCCAATAAAAGGGAAACACCCAAACCAAATTGCACTGTGCTTGTTGCGTTCATCATCCCGAATGAGAGGTTATCAATCTCAATGGAAATGAAAATCAGCAGAATTATGGCAATGACCCGAAAGCCATAATTCAAAATTGGTGGTAATTTTGTCTTCATGGTTCAATTATAAAAAAACAAAATGATAGTGTCAAATTTTGAAAGTCTAATTGTGGAGAATTGTAATGTGAAAAGGATAAGAAACAACAACCCCGTTCATAATAATACTCACCACACCATAGTAAACACCATCAGGTACGTTTGTACCATCCCAATCGTTATTGTATTGGTTACTTTCATATACTTTTTGCCCCCAGCGATTGTAGATGACTAAAGGTCTAAAATCATAAAGATTTAGATTTCTAATTACAAAGTAATCATTCACACCATCACCATTAGGTGAAAACACATTGGGAATTGTTATTGTTGGAGGTTCCGGTTGAACACAAGTGACATAGTTACTCTCGCTTGTATATCCGTTGTTTTGGGTTACCACCTTGATATTATAAGAACCAACATCCAAAGTATCAGAACCCATACAATAAACCGTGTCAGTGAGTGGCGCATCATTCCACTTAACCCATTGGTTATTGTAGTTGATAAATACATCATACCAAGGACTAACCCACCCATCATATTGATTCCAAATCAAACAAACCGAGTCGCATAAACCACTGCTGCGCAACAAGATGGATTGAATGGAATCTGAAGGTCCAAAGACAAATCCGTTGAACCTAAAATCTATTTTGTATGAATAACTCTCACCATCAACATTAGTTGCAGTCAAATCATCATAAGAAAGTTTTTTCCAATTAGTAATTACTTGTCTGAAAGCATATTGGGTTCCATCCCAGCGGTATATTCCATATCCCTCAAAATAAGTTGTATCAAAACTACTGGTGTCTATTGACCACTCAAGTGCTGTATGGTTGTCATTGACCACCGTTACATTCTCGAACTTCCAAACTGGGTCATAACAATCATCAACAATCAACACCAAGGTGTCAAACTCATCCATTGGGAATCCACATTTGTTTGTCAAGGTGTTTCCGTCATTTCCGGTTTTTGAATACAAAAAGTATCTACCATTAACTAGCAATGGTTTAAACAGGTGAACTGTAATCTTTTTTGTTTCTTTGTTTACATCGCAAGTTGCGGACAATCTCTTAATAGGGATTGGCTGACCAAGGGGGTTAGTTAATCTGAAGTCACTACCATCTTGAGCGATTGATTCGCAATCGAGTTTCACAACAAAATTTAATTCTACCAACGAATCACCGCAGTTGTAATCCACAGCAGGTAGCATCGTCACACTATCAATATATTGTCCAGGGAAGTTGTAATCCAAAATAACCCCTTGTGTGGCCAATGGGGAGCAGTTAGCTGAAATGGAAATCATCATGTCGCGACTTGCCGAACCAACTGGATACCACAACGTAAATATGGAATCAAATCTATATTCAGTAATCTTTACACTCATCACGTCAATCTCTTGAGTGGTAGGTCGAAAATTAATTGTTCCAGTCTTTGGGTTAATATTAAAGAAAGTTGATGTTACTGGTTGGTTTGCAGAAAACCCTGGGTCAAAAGGAATGTTTGTCTGAGTGGGATAAACACCCTCACGGCAATTTATCATCTGGTAGTGAATACTATCACCATTATACTCCACACTTGTTTGCGCCCAGTTGAAAGTTTTATTAACGCAGAAAGCTCTTACTGGCTCAGATACAAAAATGGGTGAAGAATTATTTCCCAGAGTGTTATTCAAATCAGCGTCAAAGAAAAATCCATCATTACCGAGGGTACCATTAGAGGCGAAAATATTTGTGATACCACCTGGTCTACAGCAATCCGACCACCAAAACTTGAAGTTTGAACATACCCCAGGCAAAATAACAAACCCCTTATATGTATAAATCTCCAAAGTTCTTGTACCAGCTGCACCAGGAGTTACGCAATCAAATAAAGAGGGAGCTACAAGTCCTGAGCCCGCTTGTTGGGTCATTGGGACAACCTGATTTGAAAAACAAGACGAACTCACCGTAACATTAGTGGTTATTGGCATACCAATACCACTGGCATCACGGTAAAGACGTAAAATTATTTTATAATGATGAGCAATGCCGGTGGAATCACCAACATACTTGTATTGAATGTCCCCCCCCGCATAGTGAGAACCAAAACTCACAAAGGAGAACAACAAAAAAATGAGAGAAAAAAGTTTTTTCATTCGTGAGTGCAGATATAAAACCAAACCAAATCGTTATATTCAACAGCCACAGTAATAAGTCCAGGGTATTCAAAACTTTTTCTCAAGGCTACATAACAAGAATTTGCCTCCGAATCCTTACACAGCCACTTCCAAGAATTTTCTTCTTGTTCAACTTGCTTGATGATGTAGTAATTCTGAGTCTTCTGGCTGTAAATAATAACTTTGGTTTGGTGAAGCTCAACTAACATATTAACTTCACGACCATCAACAATCCACTGACTCACAACAGAATTTTCGTCTTCTCTTACCCCCATAGATGCAGATTGAGCCCTAAGGTAAGTTACCTTTGCTTCCTGGGAAAACAAACTGGTAAAAGAGAAAATTAAAAAGAGTAATAATAGGTTTTTCATAATAGATAAATAGATAATGAAAATCTAATAAAAAACCCCCACTCTTTCAAGGGGGGTCGTAAATAAAAATATTTTTTTAAAATATTACAAAACTTCAGTCAAGATTCGCCATTCAGAAAGTAAGTTTCCGTCGAAGGTAACCTCTACAGGTTTACCTTTCAATCGGTCTACACTATCAACCTTTGCCTCCTTTAAAAGTTTCGATAAAAACCTCATAGTCTTATCATATTCTTTTGACCTATCTTTTTCACTCCATTTACTGTGTTCTGTGTGCTCGATAAGTTCCGCATCCCAGCCCCCTTTAAAATCTGATACTCCCCATCCCTCACCAGATAGGTTGACATATAAACCCAACATGCAATGCTGGTATCCACCGTGACCAAAAGTCACTAGTTCAATTTTTCCTAGTTTTTTTTCCATAATAATTAATTTTAAATCCCTAAGGGAGTTCGCGAAAATACGGTTTCTTTAATTGATGGGCAATAGAGAGTTAATTTATTTTCAATAAAATCTTCAAAATCTTGATACTCTTTGAAATCCATCAGTTCACCTTTAAAGTAAAGATTGTATTTACCAACAGACTTGAGAATGTCAGCCTTGTTGAAAATCAATCTAGAGACTCCGTTTATGTTGATTGCTTGGATTAGGTCATCCACATTTAACCAATCAACTTGACGTTTTCTACCGGTTGTTGCACCAAACTCTTCACCCGCTTCACGGATTTTCTCAAATATTGGGTCTTCACCTTCAAATTCTTTTGCTCCGACATAAGTGCGATATACTTTGGCAATACCATATACCTCTCTGATTTGTTGGGGAGGACAACCATTCAAAACTGCGCTACCAACCGTGCAATGAGATGAAGTGACGTAGGGATAATCACCCCAGTCAATATCAAGTTCAAAACCCTGAGCACCTTCAAAAAGAATTGAACATTTTTCTTGCCCATGAAACTCTTCATAGACATCCACAATCAGAGGTCTAAGAATTTCCACATCACCAGCTCTAAGACCTTTACGATAATATTTGTCTCGATAACAAGGACCATTCCCAGTTTTGGTTGTTCCAATCTCAGTGTCTTTTGAATCTTCTTCGACGTGGGCATCTGTGATAATATGCGCTCGTTTATCGATGAGTAGACAATCTTTAACATTAACCCCATTGTTCTGGAGTTCAATTATCTCTTTAACCAACTTATCAATATTGACAACGCAACCCAAACCAATGATTGATTTGATTCCATAGAACACACCAACAGGAATTAAATGGGTAACAAACTTTTTACCATTATGGTATACAGTGTGACCAGCATTACCTCCCCCGTTATATCTAACAACGTGAGTGTAACGATTTGGTTCTTTAGCCAAAGCGTGGCAAACCTTTCCCTTACCGGTGTCTCCAGCTTGGAGGTCTACAATAACATCTGCGTAATCAATCATAATTTAATTTCAAATCTGGTTTTCATTTGTTCTAACTTTTCTTCCGGTACTCCGTGTTCGTTGACACCGCCATGGCGGTTTTCCACAATCAAAGAGTAAACTCGGTAACTATACTTTTGAGCAAGTTCATAATATGAATCCATTTCCCACTCTTGAGTAAATGTATTTGATACCACAATTCTGTTATATCCTAAATCCATAAATTCTTCAACCGAATCTTTGCACCATTTGTGTGCAAGTTTCAATTTAGAACCATCGAATTTGTATTCATCACCCACCATAAAGAACATATCGGTTTCAAAATGTTCACAGTCAAAAGATTTTGCTAAGGAACTTTTACCACTCCCTGGTAATCCTCTCAATAGATATAGTTCTTTCATGTTATAGTCGTTTTTCGTGATGGTCTTTGGGTAAGGTTAGTTTTCGGTAAGGACGGTCTTTCATGATGTTACGGATTTCCTCAAAAGAAATTGGGTAAAGGTCATTTCCGTCCACACCAACATCCATAGCTTTACCCTCGTTGACACGAAGGTTAGGTGGAAGATGAACATGTCCGTGAAGATGAACTACACCGTCGTTCATACCATCCCATGAGGCAATTGGGTAGTGCATACACACCATAGAATATTTCATAACCTCTTTACCCATGGGTTTGCGAATATCCAAGTGAAGATAGTCCTGACAAGAGGAGAAGATTTCTTTGATGTCACCTTTGTTTCGACGGATGTGGTGGTCGTGGTTCCCGAAAGTCAGGTGAATGTTCTTACAAACAATCCGACTACGAAACTCAGCAATGGATTCAAATCCACCAAACGACCAGTCACCCAAGTGAATCAAGATATCATTCTCACCTACCATCTCATTGATTCGGTTTACCAACGTATCGTTCATATGGTCTAAGGACTTATAATCACGGGTCATGTTGTCAGCACCCACCCAATTGGTAGTCGCACGACAAATGTTCCCGTGGTTGTAGTGAGTGTCTGATGTAAAAAACAAACCTTGTCCTTTTTCTAATACGATTTTCATATTACAAAGATACAAACAATATTACAACTTACGAAACTCCGGCTTAATTATTTTAGAAATAATCGGAGCGATATCTTTTCCATCCAACATAGCAAAAAGTATGGAAGGATATTGATAATTCTTGGCATGTGAAGCGAATTCTGCGCGATTACCAGCAACGTCTCCAATTTTATTTTGGATAGACCTAAAATGAACAAAATAATCAGAAAAAATCATATTGAACTGAAACGATAATTCTTGTTCGTATTCTTTAATTTTATTGTAAAATTCATCAGGCACATCCTTAAGGAGTTCATCTACACTTCCACCGCTCGAAAGAACCTCCCAAACCGCAGTGGTTGAAAGATTGGTCATGACCTTGTGGAGGCGAACATATTCTTCAAATTTGATTTTCATTCTAAAGTTACCGGGTTGAAATCTAAGAACAAAACCTTCTTTATTGTTCTCGTTCTTTTCTTTCAAGGACTTGTATAACTCATCAGAAAAATTGAAATGTTGTTCAGTTTTTACCAAATCGTCTTCTTCAACACCGTTAGCATGTAGAACCATCTTTGCGGTAGTCCAATGTAGTTCAGTGTCGTCCGTTGATTCCCATTTCCAACTCTCATTCAAAACCACGGATAAGAACACAACTTTTTCTTCATCGTATCGAACAACTATCCGATTCGCTTCATAAATTATCTCCACCAAGTAAGCATATTCCTTAGACCACGAATCCAGGAAATATTTTGACTTAACAATCTCGAGACTCTTTATTGCTTGTTCAGAAGCGAATGAACCACGAGTTGCCATAATCCATTCGTCTTTGTAGTTGAACAAGATACCCAAGGAACCATCCATTTTTTCTTGGATGTAAACATAATCACCTTTTGTAGGTATTATACCTTTTCCAACAACCTCCTCGTAATTAAAGAATTTACGGAAGGGGCGAACCAAAATCGTACCCATAGTATCTTCAGTGATAAGACCCCGACATTGTATAGTTACCTCGTCCCACAACCCTTCGTACTGGACTTTTTCGGTATAGTTCCAAATAGTTAATGGAAGATTAGGATGTGATTGCTTGTAAAGCAATCCATCTTCGTGATACCGATTCAGTGTTTCAATATTCATCTTACAAAGATAATCAATTTAAACTATCTGGAAGGAACAAAAGTGTTGGATTTTTTTTATGCACTTCAACCTCGGGATAACGCTCTTTGAACTTTTGAAGATTGAAGGGTGAGGCAATAATATGAAAACCAGCCCTAGTTGGGATGAAAGTCATCTCAACTTCCTTACCAGTTTCATTCTGCAGTTCACTAATATACCGACGCATTTCCTGGTAGAAAGGGGCATGAGCAAAACCATCAATTGATATTCCATCGATATCAATAATCCATCGTTTTTCCAAAGTTTTGACTTGACCAACAACAGAATCAAATAAGTGTTGTTGTTTGAGTTGTCCGTTACGGATTTTATTAGCCAAAGCAACCATCATCTCCAAAGACACATCTTGGTGATTTTGTTTCTGAACATGGATGTATGCTCGTGCTTTGAACATCTCGCAGAGTTGTTTAATTTCTTCGTAACGTGATTCGAGATATTCAACACTTTCAATACAATACGTTTTGATAGTCCGAACAGACTGATGATAGGCTTTATCAGTAGTTTGGTCTTTCTTTCTCTTGAACACGTATAACATGTAAAAGTCCCCCTCTTTTTCAAAGTTCAGAAGAGGTTTAATTAGTTCCAGGTTATCAATCATAATACTAAACTATTTCAAGTAATTTCAATAAAAGATATAAAGACATCCAACCATAGAAAAACCCCTGGAACATAGGGTTAGGTGTTTTAACCATACGGGGTCGAACTTTGATTACCTTATCGGGGTCAACTTCTACTTTCTGTTTCATAGGACAAATATATTAAAAATATTTTAAACAAAAAACCCCCACTTCAACGTGAGGGCTTTTCAAACAAAAACACAAACCACATTAGAAAAAAGCTTCCCCTAATATCTGCAGAGCATTATCCCTATTTTTTGCCGGGAAAGGCCCGTGTACTCTGGCCACGAAAGGACTAGTGTGAGCTTCATCGATATCTTGTTGGTCAAAATAACGTTTGGCTTGGATGCTACCGTTAATATGAAGGTAACCCCACCATTGAAATTGACTCATAGTCCTTTAAAGATTTGTCGGATTGTATCTTCATCGCTCTGAGTCATCACGAGACGTGACTTGCGAATTTTCTCGCAGATATTATCCCACTCTTCATCGAGATAGTTTCTAGTGACTTGACCATCAACAATTACTTGGTGAGGTTGGATATGCCCATCTTCAATGAGCGCTTCAATTATCTCTTTGATTTCACTAGAGGAGCAATCACTGATAAACTCATCAGGACTGATATCTATTTCAGCAGTATACTCAGGCATGAGACTCGGTTTCAAGGGTTAGTTCAGAGGGACAAGACACTGATTGCATCAGACCGATGTAAAGGGGAATATACTTTCGGTTGATATAGTCAGCACGAGAGAAAGCAAGTTGGAGGTTGTTATCCACCACAGCTTGAATGAAGCTTCCACCTGGGTAACCGACATTCCATTTGGTGCAAAGAACGCTTTCTGCGATGTTAAGAATGTGCTGGTATTCATCATCCGATGGAGTGAAACCATGGGTGAGATACATCTCTCGGCTGCAGTAGTCTTCCACGAGTTTGCGAACGACATCAATTTGTTGAGTTCTGGTCATGTTTAGATTTTTTAATAATTCAACAAGACAAACCTATAACAAGATTTTCATTCCACCAAACTTTTGGTAAAATTATTTTCTGAGCTCTTGAATAATCATCAAAATGAACATAACCAAAAAAAATGGCCAGCCCAGAATAACTAATAATACTTCAGTGAATACAACATCCTGGTCGGTTTGTACCATGGCTAAATGAAACAACATCCCGGAAATAATCCCCCACAGAAGATAGACAATCATTTCTTGGACTCCAGTAGTTCAATCTTTCGTTGAAGATACCAGAGAGCTTTCTTTAAATCTTGAATTTCTCTATCAGTTTCTTTTTTTCCTGCTCTAGCAATGTACTTAAAAGTGTTGCCGAGATGAAAATCCATTTCAAGGGCTTCAATAACCTTGATGACTTCATAAACATTCGATGCTCCTCCATAATGGTTAGGGTGATTTACATATTCATAATTTTGTTGGTTTTCAGACATTTTCTTAACATCTGACTTTAAAATAGTTTTCAGTTCAAAATTTCCTTTGTTTTCAGACATATTATTTCAAAGTTAAAATGGGACAGTAATAGGTTTTCCATTCGGGATGCCAATAGTATCTACCATCAGCAGTTTGCATTTCAGGTCCATCGATATCTTCAAGTTGAATTGTTTCAAACTCAATATTAAAAATTGGGTTTAAAATATCATAGTGCTCCTGGGTCATGTGCAGACCTTTCTCATCAGCTCTTGGATTGTTGAAGAACGACAGAACACCATCTTTTTTCAAAATCTCTGGAGCGTTTCGAAGGAAATCATAAATCTCCTCGTTCCAGGTGTCAATGTAAATCCCATCAAACTTGGGAAGGTATTTCATAAACCACTGCCAGTCACCATGCAGGATTCTCACATGGGGTTTCAAATGCCAACCATCATCCATCATCTTGGTAAACACATCCAAGTGAGGCTCAATAATCCAATGTTCTTGAATTTCATACTTCTCAATTTCGGTATCGATAATACCCATACCAAAACCTACGTTCAATACTCTACCACCTTTTCTGCAGATAACCTCAGCGGCTTGTTCCATTATGGGACGTTCCCATTCCATCATGACCGCTTGTCCGGTCTCGTCCATCAACCTACCGTCTTCTGTATAGGTTAAATGTTGTTGAATATAAGGTTTACTCATTATTCCTTTCCAATATTATCAATGGTACGCTCTTCTTCGTCGTAATCATTGCGATTATCTAAGTTGTAGTTAAAACCAAGATAAGCAAGTGCTTCTTTAGCTTTTTCAACATCAATCTTAGAGTTCATGGCGTGGTTTATTTTATCCAACTGAAGAGCAAAGTCCAAAGCCTCGGAAATCACACGAACAATCTTATAGGGGTCACCATTAGATGCTGGACGACGGTCTTCGACATATCCTTTCCATTGCTTAGATGTTGCCAAAGGAACACGGATTGAAGCACCACGGTCCGATACACCCCAGCTGAATGTGTCAATGGATTGGGTTTCGTGCTTACCAGTTAAACGAAGATTGTTTTCCGAACCATAGTTTTGAATATGTTCCTGATGACGCACATCAAAAGAACGGAAGATGTTATTAAAATATTCTTCACCCCCCTCTTCACGCATTCTGTCATTAGAGAAGTTGCAGTGAAGCCCTGAGCCATTCCAATCACCTTGTACAGGTTTAGGATGGAACTCGATTTTGAATCCATATTCTTCGCTCATCTGCAGAAGAATGTAACGAGCCATCCATAGGTCGTCTCCAGCTTTGAGTTTTCCTTTGCTAAAGACCTGGAACTCCCATTGACCAAGCAATACCTCGGCATTGGTTCCGGTGATTTCAATTCCAGCTTTGATGCACATTTCCATGTGGTTGTCAACAAACTCTCGTCCGTGAACCTGTCCATTGCCTACACCGCAGTAGTATTTGCCCTGGGGTTCAGGATAACCGTTCTTGGGAAATCCTAGGGGTCTACCGTTTTGATAAATGGTATACTCTTGCTCAAAACCGAACCAAAGACCTTCTTCTTCTTCGCCCACATTTGCTCTGGTGTTGGTAATGTGAGGTGAACCATCGGGGTTCATAACCTCACACAAAACAAAATAAGATTTCAGATAACCTTTGTTGAGGATGTTTTCATAAACTCTTACAGGTTTGAGAATGCAGTCTGAGAATTTACCCTCCGCTTGACGAGTTGAAGAACCATCAAAGCTCCACTCAGGGCAATCATCCAAGGTAACTCTACTTTCCTGGTGAGGTGTGTTTATTACTTTAACCTTACTTCTAAGGTTCGGCTCAGGAGCGTATCCATCGAGCCATACATATTCTAATTTAACTTTCATAATAATTCAAAATAAAATTTTCCCACTTTAAGGGCTTTTTTATAACCCTCTCTAACAGAAAACCTGGGTTTGGTGGTTACAAACAAACCATGTTTACCGATTCGGACCCAACTAGCAAGCGCACCAAAAGAAAAAGAGAAAATGGAGTTCTCCCAAATTCTCAAAGAAAATGCCCAGTGATGACGATTGAACATACTACGAAGACTTACGCACATAGTATTGTGTACCGAACTCACTTTCTTCAATTTGGTTTTCAGTTATAAGATGTTCCATTACCCTAGTTGTAACGTCCAATTCTTGTTTAAGAATATACCGAGCGATATAACTAACATGAACCGGACGGTTCATTTTGTCGAGCATAGTCTTTAGGGTAATTTGGTCAATTTCCATCTTTATTGTTTTTTGGTTTTTTTCTTTTTTGGGGTTTCTTTTAAAGTGGGGGCGGAAGCCACAGCTTCAACTCCACGGGTTTCAGCTTTCCATTTTGATTTTGGAACAAACTTCCAATAACCTGTTGAAACTTTAATATCAGCTTCTTTATTCTCTAGACGAGAGATATGACCAAGTTTATAATTGTTGTTTTCC